CGCATCCTCGCAGCCAACGACATCAAGGTCGAGAAGATCGCCATCCCCGAGTGGGGCGGCGACTACTACGTCAAGATCATCTCCGGCACCGAGCGTGACGCCTTCGAGGAAGGCTACGCCGAGCAGAAGATGAAGGCGTTTCGCGTTCGGTTCCTCGTCCTAGCCCTGTGCGACGAGAACGGCGAGCGGATCTTCAAGGACGAGGACGTCGTCGAACTGGGCAAGAAGTCGAGCGTCGTGATCAACCGCGTCTTCGAGGAGGCGTGGAAGGTCAACGCCTTCACGCAGGAGGCCGTGGACGCGCTGGGAAAAGACTGACGGCACGGCCGGAACGCCTGTTCTACATGCGACTGGCCCTCTGCCTCGGGATGTCCGTCAAGCGGTTGTTGAAGGAGGTCGATAGCGAGGAGATCGCGGAGTGGTATGCGTTCGATCAGCGGTATCCGCTGCCTGACCATTGGCAGCAGACCGCAAGAATCTGCCGCATCATCATGTGCGCCTCCGGCAACTACAAGAAGAAGGACATCCCGGAAGAGTCGGCGTTCATGCCGCGGGCCGTCAAGCCCGAGCAGACGCAGGAACAGATGTTCGCGGAGCTCATGAAGTTGAAGACGTAGGGAAGCGGCGATGGCGAAGTCATACCTCGGCAAAATCTCGGCGCTGGTCACGGCCAATACGTCCGACTTCAACCGGAAGTTGGACGAGTCGGCCCAGCGGACGAGGTCTTTCGCCGCATCCGTCAAGTCGCAGATCAACGCCGCCGAGCGTGCCGCCTCGAAGTCACTGGACGGCATCTATACGTCGCTCCAGAAGGTCGAGCGGGCGCTTTCGGCGGCTGGTGGCCGGCGGCTCTCGCTGATCGACGAGCGCGAGGCCAACAAGATTCGGCAACTCGTGTCGGCCGCCGAGGAGGTCTACCGGCCTCTGGAGCGGGCCGCCAAGGCCAGCGAGAAGCTGGGGGCCGACGTCAGGGCGAACTTCCAGCCCGCCCTGATCGCCGCTCAGAAGAGCGCGGAGGCGCTCAACAGGGCCATCGAGTCAGGCGGCACCGTCGGCGCGGCGTCCTACGCCCGAGTTCGCCGGCAAGTCGAACTGACGGCCGAGGCCATTGACCGCCTATCAGAGGCCCAGGCGTCCCTTGGCGGCCTCGCCACCGGCCGGGAGCTCCGCTTCCAGAGCCCCGGCCTTGTGGCCGCCCTCGACGACGCCCGCCGCGAGCAGGAGCGCGCCGCCCGCATCGACCCTCGCCGAGCACAGCAGCTTGGCCTGGGCGCAATTCAAGGACGGCAGTTCATCGCCGCCCAGCGGGCAGCAGAGGCCAACGCCCTGGTCGAGGACGCCCGACTCAACGTCGCTCGCCGCCCAGACTCAGTACGGTTCCAGCAGGATCTCCAGGCCGCCGTGCAGTTGGCCCGCGAGGCTGATACCGCGCTTGAGACGGTGACCGCCGAACTGAGGGCTCAACTTGATGTACTTGACGCCCAAGTCTCAAGGGAGCAGCAGCTTGTCGACTTGGCTAGGTCACGAGCGCAGGCGGCGTCACGATTCTTGAATGTCGATCAGCGTGAGTCTGATCTTGTGTCGAACGCTGGCCTTGTCACGAACCTTGACCCGTCAGGCAGGACGATTCAGCAGCGTGTGCGAGACATTGATCAACTTAGGACTGCCGAGGGTTCGCTTAGAGCCGAGCAGGAGGCGAGACTAGCCGTCGCAAACAGCCTCTTGAATGTCGATCAGCGTGAATCTGACCTTCTGTCTCTCAGTGGAAGCGCAACCGGAGGCGGTCGCGTTGATCTTCAGCAGGCGTTTCGGGATAACCTCGAGCGAGAAGCCCGCGCCCGCATGGGCGGTGACATCCCCGGCGGCCCCGGCCCCGGCGGTGCGGATCGTGAAACAGGCCGGCAAGTCGACAATGTCATCGACCGAGTCGGCCGCCTGCGGCAGCAGATCGACTCTCTGCCGGACGGGATTAGAAGCGCGTTCATCCCGGCATTGCAGCAGGCTACCGATCAAGCCGCAACTCTCGCTAGGGCAGGGTTTGGCGCTACGGCTGACCAAATACGCCGGGCCACGACAGAGGCAGAGCGACTTGAGCAGAACGTCCGCGGGGCGTCCGCTGCGCTGAACTTCGAAGAGCAGTTCGGCGGCGCCGGCCTCGAGTTCGGCCTCCAAGAGATTTCACTAAGGTCATACACGGCGCAGCTTCAAGTGCTTCAGCAGGCGCTATCCGGCGCGGCCTCAGAGGCCCGCGGGCCGGCGCTCAACGCATTCAATCAACTTCGAGGCGCTATTTCTCAGGCTGCTGCACGGGGGACGCTGGATACTCGGCAGACGCGAGCGGAGATCAGGCGGCTGACTGAAGAGGCCACACGGGCGGCGGCAGCGGCGGCCGGGGTGTCGCCGGGCAGGTTGGGCCGATCAGTCCAGAGGGCCGGAGACGTCGGCCGGAACGCATTCGCCAACATAGGGCTCGGCGTTCAGCAGGCTGTGTTCGCTATCGAGGACTTCTTTTCGGTTACTGGTGGCCTTGATCAACGCATCAGGGCCGCTGGGAACAACATCTCGCAGCTTGGCTTCGTCCTTGGAGGAACTACGGGACTTATCACAGGTGTGTCGGTCGCAATCACCGGCCAGCTTATTGCCGCGCTTATTCGCTGGAGCAACGCTGGCGTAGGCACCGAGGACACGGTGAAGTCTCTAAATGACTCACTGTCACGACAAAAGTCACTTGTCGAGAGCCTTGCGGACGCATTTTCGTCGCTTGCAACCGAGATCGGTCGCATCGGATTGTCAAAGCAAGGCGCCGAGGCTGCTCAGTTTTCTCGTCAGCTTGATGATATACGAAAGAAGCAGGGTGAGTTCAACACGGAGCAGGTTGCAGTCCTTGACCCAGAGGTGCAACGCCAGCGCGGAATCGTCGCCGCTCGAGAGCGTGAACTGAGCACGGCGGTTGACCCAGGAGAGCGAATTCGACTCACTCAAGAAATTCGTGACGCCAGGCAACGCCAGCGCGAGCGAATCGCAGAGTTGCAGGCGGCACCTGCAATCACTCCGCAGGAGGCGATCAGACGTGCAGCAGAGGCACAGTTTGCGGTCGACGTCGCAGCCGGACGCGACGAGGAGGCCGCGAGGCTTCGGCGTGACGCCGCGATCGATGAGGGCAATCAAAGACTCCAAGGTCGCGATCAGTCATTTCAAGTTCTCATTGCAAGATCGCGCATTCGGGCCGAGCAAGACCGGCTTCGAGACGAGATCAATCAGAACACAACCTTTTTTGGAGAAAGTGACGCCAACATTGAGCGAAGGAGAAGGCTTGCTGATCTTGAGCAGGCTGCTATTTCGCTTGAGTCTGGGGCCACGAAGGCTGCCAATTCACTTGAAATAGAGGTCGTGAAGGCATCGCAGTCGGCCGCGCGAAGCATTGGAGTTGCGCAGGACAAGGTCGCGAAGGCCATTGAGTCCGGCGTGCAAGGCGCCACGGGTCTTCAAGTTGAGCTGGATGTCCTGACTGAGTCACTTCAGAAAGCACAGGACGACCTTGCAGACGCCCAGAAGGCCGCCAGGGAGTCAGGAAGGGGTGGCGATCTTGGTGCTGCTGAGTCTGCCAGGGAAGAGGTTCAGCGCATTCAAGAAACCATCAACATTCGTCAGGAAGAAGTGGCTGCAATCGATGCAGCGCGTCGGTCTTTTGAGGCATTTTCGGGGATTATTGACAGAATCGTTCGTGCCGCCGACCAGACCGTCAACGCCGCAGAGTCGGAACTCCAGCGTGCGGAGCGCGAGCAGGCCGTCAGGCCCAGCCCGGCGACAGACAGAGAGCTCGCGCAGGCTCAAAGGGACGCGGAGGCTGCTCAAGAACAGCGAGCCCGCGTGGAGGCTGAAGCGGCGCAGGCCGCCGAGCGGCAGAGAAATGATCCTCAGTCGCAGCAGCGGCAGCGGCGGATTGCTGAGATCGACAGTCAACTCGCCACCACCGGAGTACTAGCTCCAGGCCAGCGAGAGTCGATGATCGCTGAACGCGAGCGACTCCGCGATGAGGAGCGCCGGCGCATTGACCCCATACTTGAGCAGGCCCGCCGCGATGAGCAGGAATTCTCTGCTCGCCAAGAGTCGGCCCGTAGGGGCCGAGAAATAGGGCAGACGCCGGCCGAGCGCGCCGGCCAAGACTTGGCTAGAAATCTCGTCGACTTGCAGAATGCGTTCGACACCACAGTCGGCCCGCAAGTCCCAGGCGACCTCGCGGCCGACCAGCAGCGGGTGATCAACGAAGCCCTGCGATCAGTCGCCCCCGCCATCTTCGGATTGGCCGACCAAGTCCAGAATGCCGTCCTCCAAGGCCCGTCTCGGGCGGCCCTCCAGGCCAGCGACGTCACGACCGCACAGGGCGCCGCGGAACTCAACCGCCTCCTGCGTGGCGACGACTCGGCCAGGAATCAGGATCTCGTCGAGCTCCAGAAGCAGTCGAACAGCCTCGAGGAACTGGTACGCATTGCCCGTGAGAGCGGCGCCCCGCCGGGCGTCCTTGACCTGTAAGGAGACTACCGTGGCAGACATTTCCTACTCCATATCAGTCCGCGTGTCGAAGGACAACCTGGACAACACCGTCAACGTCAGCGGCGTGACGGCCAGCATGAGTCTCACCGGCCTGCGGAGCGACACCTACACGCTCTCGTCGAATGCCGTGAGCATCAGCACCGCCAACCTGGGGGCCGTCGGGCTGGCGTACATGCGGAATCTTTCGACTCACACGGCCTCCACCGCGTCGGTCGGCATCGGCGGCGGCGGGTCGTATCTGCCGTTCGCCTCGCTGCGGGCCGGCGAGGCCGCGGTGCTGCGGCTTGCCAGCGGCACCAACTACGAGGC